TTTCAACCAGTGAGCTACCCGCTTTGCTGGTTTACGCGATTAGCGAAAGTTCAGAACGTGATTCGTTTCTGAGTACTAATGGATTAGAAAGGTCTGTTGATATTTTAGTCGAGGGATACGCAACGACTTCTGCAAATCTAGATTCCGTTCTAGACACGATTAGCGCAGAAGTAGAAACAGCGGTGGCAGGTGATCCAACCTGTAACGGACTTTGCAAAGATATTTTTCTGAGCAATACGGATGTCGATTTGACGCCCGACGGTCAAAAACCAGTGGGCAGCATCAAGCTCACTTTTGAATGCACTTACAGGACAACAACAGTCGCGCCACAAACCGCGATCTAAAAGGAGAAGAAAATGGCTACACATACAGCCGTGGAAGGAACGTTCACAGTAGGCGGTACAGCCGTTGGAAATTTGCGAACTATCGGTCTTACAACATCAGCAGAGTCGATTGATGCGACTATCATTACGTCAACTGCAAAAATAAACAAACCCGGCACTAGCAGTTTTTCGGGTTCCGTAGAGTGTTTCTGGGACGAGGCTGACGCTGTTCAAATAGCTTTGGTTGAAAAAGCAGACGTGGCTTTGGTTTGGGCGTTTGAAGGCACCACCAGCGGTGATTATATCTACAGCGGGAACGCATACGTTGATAGCGTCAGTATAAATGGAACGACTAATGGCATGGTTGAGTGCAGCTTCAGCTTCACCGGCAGTGGGCCGTTAACTAGAGGCACTGCATAGATGTCTAACGTACTAGAAGCTGCAAAGCGTCATTACTCAGATTTGATAGATGGCGAGTTGAAGTTTCTAGACGTTCCAGAGTGGCAAGTTGATGGTAAGCCAACCCGCATCTATTACCGACAGTATATGTCTGTAGAAGAAAAGGGCGATTTGGTCAGACTGTACAACCAAGACAGCCACTACGAAATGATGGTGATGTCGCTAATTCACTCTGCTAGAAACGAAGACGGCACAAAAATGTTCAAAAAACCTCAAAAATTCGATCTGATGAAGTTAGTTAGTGCTGAAGTTATCGAGGACATTTTTACGCGAATGGGCCTCTTTTCCGAAAATGAAGATGATGCTGCAAAAAAGCAATAACCGATCCTGACCTACGTTTTGCTTTGCAGTTGGGGGAGGTTTTAGGGAAATCAATAGCCGAAATTATGGCTATGTCAGAATTTGAATTCACGCTCTGGGCAGAGCATTTCAGGCAAAAAAATGGCAACAGCTAGCGCAATTTCAATCCCAATTACAGCTTTTGACAAGACGGCTGGCGCGTTTGGTTCTGTTACAAAGGGTCTGGGAAAGGTCGGGCTAAATGTTGCCAAACTAGGCGCAGCTTTCGCTACGCTTGGCGTTGCCGCTGGTGTTGCTATTGTCAGATCTCAAATGAACACGATCGACGCGCTCGGTAAAACTGCGGATAAAATCGGCACAACAACCGAAGCACTAGGTGCTATGCGTCACGCTGCTGCAATCACGGGCGTAGCCACTACAACATTAGACATGAGCCTTCAGCGGTTCGTACGCAGAACTAGTGAAGCGTCAATTGGCCTCGGCGAGGCCAGATCTGCGTTCAGAGAATTAAAAATTGACGTTCAGTCGTTCAACAATCTACCGCTGGAAGAGCAAATTGGCTTGATAGCTGATCGCATGGGGACGCTGGGTTCGCAAACTGACAGGGTTCGTATAGCCCAAAAGCTGTTCGACTCAGAAGGTGTGGCAATGGTGCAGATGCTGGCTGAAGGTTCTGCTGGCTTGAAAGAAATGAGCGAAGAAGCGGGTGCACTTGGCATTCTTTTAGACCGAGCAGACGTTGCTCAGATCGAGGCTGCTAATGATTCCTTAACTCGATCAGGCGCAGTTATAGACGGTCTTATTAATCAATTTAGCGTTGGCCTTGCTCCGTTTGTTGAAGAAGCTGCCAACATGATGAGACAAGCAGCACTAGACACTGAAGACTTTGGTTCCATAGGTTTTAAAGCAGCGCGTTCAGTTGTTGAAGGTTTAGCTAGTTTGCTAGATACATTGAATTCTTTACGAATCGGTCTAAAGATGGCTGAAATGGCGTTCGAAGAATTTAAACGATTAGGAATCATAGCAATATCAGCTTTGATACAGCCATTTTCTTTTTTACAAGAAAAAGTAAACAAAGTCCGTGAGGCGCTTGGGTTGCCTTTGATTGATAGCCCGTTAGTCGATGCTTTTAAACAAACAACAGATAACCTAGTTGTGATGCGCGGAGAACTTGAAGCGTTGAGAGATGCGCCAAGTGCGTTATCAACAATCACCCCAATATTTGACCAGATAGAAAGCTCAAGTCGCAGGGCTGCTGAAAGTATTGCAAAGGTAAAAACAGAATTAGTTAAACAAGGTCAAACTGGCGAGGTTTTAAATCAGACGCAAATAGAAGGCCGAAAGGCATTAAACGATTATCTAGATATGTCTAGATCAGATCAAGCGCAAAAAGTTACCGGTTCAATGCGCGATCTTTTTGGCAAAAATAAAGCTTTTAATATTGCCGGTGCCGTGATGGACACCTACAAAGGTGCCACGCTTGCACTTGCATCATACCCACCACCATTAGGCGCAATAATGGCGGCTGCAACAGTTGCCAGTGGGATGGCCCAGGTTGCACAAATCAGGTCGCAATCTTTCGAGGGTGGTGGTTTCACTGGTCGCGGGGCTAGAGCGGGTGGAGCAGATGGTAAAGGCGGCTTTATGGCAATGTTGCACCCCAACGAATCCGTAATCGACCATAGCAAAGGTCAGGGTGGCGGTGTAACGGTCATAAATAATGTTGATGCGAGGGGCAGCGGTGCAGACGTAGAGCAGAAGATAAAGATTGCGATGGCGCAAACATCACAGGAAACCATTGTCACCATTCGTGATCTGATGCGTAGAAGGAGGTTTGTCTAATGACTACTTTTACATTTCCGAACATCACGCCAACCACAAACACGCTAGAACTAGTCAGCAATACGCGCACTTATCAATCACCGCTTACCAATGCGATTCAGACAGCATCACGAAAAGGTTCGCTGTGGAAAGCATCGCTCCAGTTTAAAAATCTAAACGGTGATGACCGCCAGGAGATGCAGGCGTTTCTTGTAAAGCTAAACGGTCAGCAGCACAGATTTACTTTGCAGGATCACAGCTACACTCCACGGGGCGCGGGTGGTGGCACTTTGCGAGTAAACGGCGCGAGCCAATCGGGTACGACTTTGATTTGTGATGGGGCAACCGCAAGCGTTAACAATTACCTACGCGCAGGCGATCAAATAAGTTTCAACAACGAATTGCACATGGTAGTAGCAGACGCAAGCAGTGACGCAAGCACTAACATCTCGTTATCAATTGCACCACCAATCAGAAAGACTCCAGCAGATAACACCATTGTTGATTATTCAGTGCCGGTAGTGGGTGTTTTTATGCTTGCGGGGCCAGCATCTTGGAACACGCGAGTGGGCGTTTTCAGCGATTTTAATATCGAAGCGATTGAGGATGTTCTAGCGTGAGTCGCGGTTTCCCTACAGCCGTTGCCAATGCACTCAGTGCCGGTCACGTTTCGCTAATCACCTTCTGCAAGTTAGCATTTCCAAGCGGCACGATATACGTTCACAACTCCATTGGCACATATACATGGGGTGGGCAAGATTGGCTTGGGGTCGGTGATTTTGGCGAGATTAGTTCTATCGAAGAAGGGTTAGACGTTTCACCATACAAAATTAGTCTCACCTTATCTGGCTTAGATGCAACGATTTCTGGTGCCGCTTTAAGCGAAGACTATTATATGCACCCTGTTTCAGTTTATCTGGGCGCTCTAAACGCTGATGACGCGCTGATCGCAGACCCAACAGTAGTTTGGGAGGGCGTAATGGATCAAATGGATGTGTCGATAGGTGCATCTGGCGGCGATTCGATCCAACTCACAGCCGAATCAGAGTTGGCTAGATTTACCAAATCATCAGCAAAAAAATACACTCATTCTCAGCAGCAAAGCCAACACCCTGGAGACTTAATCTTTGAATTTATGGCTGACATTGAGGACGCTCACATCAGGTGGGGAGATGCTAATTCTGATTCTGTTGCGGGTGGCCCAAACTTTCCCAAAATTGATTTTTTCAACGAGGTTTCGTGATGACGATTACCCAAGCACTCAATTCTTGGCATCGTCGCGACTTCAACTATGGCGATGCCGATTGTTGCCAGTTTGCGGCGTTTATTGTTAAACAAATGACGGGTAAAGATTTCGCTACAGATTTCAATTACCAAAGCGAGTCCCAAGCCTATGAGATC